CAGAGGATACAAAGAACTGGGAGAACTGGGAAAAGTTGGGACAGAGGACCGTGCCACAGATTGTGGTGGATGGCAACTATCTGGGCAACTATGACACCCTGATGCAGAATCGGGAAATGTTTTTGTTCGATAAGCAAGTGAACATGACAACTCCCTCTGAAACATATAAACCATTCAGGTATCCTTGGGCAGTAGAGTTGACCAAGAGACATGAACAAGCACATTGGATTGAGGATGAGATTGACCTCTCTGATGATGTGGCTGATTGGAAGAATGGTAAATTATCCGATGCCGAAAAAGATTATATCATTCAGGTCCTAAGATTATTCACGCAGTCCGATGTGGCAGTGGGGCAGAACTATTATGATTTTTTTATTCCTAAACTCAAGAATAATGAAATCAGGAATATGCTTGGGTCATTTGCTTCCCGTGAAGGTGTGCATCAAAGGGCATATGCGCTATTGAACGACACCATGGGTCTACCGGAATCCGAGTTCCATGCCTTTCTAGAATACAAAGAGATGGCAAATAAAGTAGATTTCATGAGGGATAATGACAATTCGAATTATTCCAATCTGGCACTGGCAGTTGCTAAGTCGGTGTTCTCTGAGGGCATATCATTGTTTGCTTCATTTGTTATGCTCCTGAACTTTCAGAGGTTTGGTAAGATGAAAGGAATGTGCAAGGTCGTAGAGTGGAGCATTCGTGATGAGACGATGCATGTAGATGGTATGACACAGATATTTCGTGGGTTCTGCGAAGAGCACCCAAGAGTAGTGACCGATGACTTCAAGAAAGAAATATATTCTATGCTAAGAAAGGTGGTAAGGCTGGAAGACAAGTTTATTGACCTTGCATATAATGGTTACGATGATCTAGTTGAGCTAAGTAAAGATGATGTGAAGCTATATATTCGTCATATCGCAGATCGCAGACTTCTGCAACTGGGATTGAAACCCAATTTTAAGGTCAAGGATAATCCACTCCCATGGCTAGATTGGGTTCTCAATGCACCTGACCATACAAATTTCTTTGAGAATCGTGTAACTGAATACGAAGTTGGTGGACTCAAGGGATCATGGGGACAAGTTTATGAATAATATGTATGAACCAATAGAATTGGATCTACATTGTAATGACTGTAATATAGAATATGGAGTGATTTTTCCTGAAGTATATGAAGAGAATAATGTGGTGCCAACATATTGCCCATTTTGTTCGGGAAAAGTAGACACATCTATAGAGGAACTGTATGACGAGGAAATAGAGGAATGAATATGATGCAAAGAACACTATTGTGGATGGCACTGTTTTTGTTGATTCTAATGGTGGTGTCGCCAGATGGTTCTAATTTACCAACCAAACCTTATTCAGAGTTTATTTCCATGGTAACTGAGTCTAATATAGACTTAGTAGAGATATCTGGGAGGGAGGTAAAGGTAAAGACCATTGATGGACAAATGTTTTCTACATACAATCCTGGCGATCCACATTTAATAGATGACCTTCTGCAATATAATGTAACAGTTATCACCAAACCGCCAGAGCAACCATCTGTGGTAAAGGAATTCTTTATGTCATGGGGACCTATAGTATTGTTCATAGGTGTTTGGGTATGGTTCATGCGCCGACAACAAGGTATGGGCGGAATGAAAAGTATGGGTGATAATAAGGCAAAGTTATTGGAGGAAAAAGAAGTAAAGACTACCTTTGCCGATGTTGCTGGGTGTGACGAGGCAAAAGAAGAAGTGGTTGAGATGGTAGATTTTCTCAAAGACCCCAGTAAGTATGAGAAGGTAGGCGGTAAAATACCAAGAGGTGCATTATTGGTGGGACCGCCAGGCACGGGTAAAACATTACTTGCCCGTGCTATTGCAGGTGAAGCAAAGGTGCCATTCTATAGTGTTTCTGGTTCTGACTTTGTAGAGATGTTTGTAGGTGTAGGTGCCTCAAGGGTCCGTGATATGTTCAAGAAAGCAAAGGAGAATGCTCCATGTATTGTTTTCATCGACGAGATTGATGCAGTAGGTCGCCAGAGAGGTGGTGGACATGGTGGCGGTAATGATGAGAGAGAGCAAACCCTGAACCAGTTGCTAGTTGAGATGGACGGGTTTGAGGGCAATGAAGGTATTATCATAATAGCTGCCACGAATAGAGCAGATGTTCTGGATAAAGCACTCCTGAGACCTGGACGTTTTGATAGGGAAATACATGTGTCATTACCAGATATAAAGGGTCGTGAGCAAATACTTGATGTTCACATAAGAGATGTTCCCACAGAGGATGATGTGGAACTAAAGTATATTGCCCGGAGTACTCCTGGGTTTTCTGGTGCTGAACTTGCGAATATAATCAATGAAGCAGCTTTAATGGCAGCCCGTGAAGATAAATCCAAGGTAGGAATGGAGGAGTTAGAGAAGGCAAAAGATAAGTCAATCATGGGTGTTGAGAGGCATACAATGCTGATGAGTGAGGACGAAAAGCGCATGACGGCATACCACGAGGCAGGACACTGTATTGTAGGACGTTTAGTCCCAGAACATGATCCAGTATACAAAGTATCCATTATGCCCCGTGGTAGAGCATTAGGCGTGACGATGTTTTTGCCAGAGAAAGATGTGCACTCTGCCAGTAAGCAGAAATTGGAATCTCAGTTGTCATCATTATATGGTGGTCGTATCGCAGAGGAACTGATATATGGTGACGAGAAGGTAACCACAGGTGCCTCTAATGATATTGAGAGAGCAACAGAGTTGGCAACAAATATGGTAACGCAGTGGGGATTGTCTAAGAAGATGGGCCCCCTTGATTATTCTAATTCTGGACCTAGCAACCCATTTTCATTATCAGGGAATGATAATTCTAGTTCTAGCAATACTGTGTCAGAGGATGTATCAAAACAGATCGATGATGAGATTCGTGAGTTGATTGAGAGGAACTATAACCGTGCACTGAATATCCTGAACGAAAATATGGCAATTCTTCATACAATGACGAATGCCTTGATGAGATATGAAACCATAGATAAGGACCAGATCGATACATTGATGGCTGGAAATGTAGTTTAATGCAATGGATATATAAAGGTGAAGTCTATAATCCAGAGGAAATCGATAGGAAGGAAGTCTATGGGTTCGTGTATCAAATCGAGTGCATGGAGACAGGAAGGAAATATATTGGAAAGAAATTCTTCTGGGCCAGGAAGACACGGCAAGTAAAACTAAAGAAAAAGAAATATCTTGGTGAGTCTGATTGGAGAAACTACTGGGGGTCATCTGAAAGATTACAGGAAGAGATAAACAAGAACAAGTATGGATTTACTAGAACGATATTGAGGTTGTGTAAGACGAAATCTGAGTGTGCATATTACGAGGCAAAATACCAGTTCGAGTGTGATTGCCTTTTGAGAGAAGATTATTTCAATGATTGGATTGCTGTTAAGGTAACAAGAAGACATCTGAAGAAATAGCTTGCTTTTTTAATGGAAATGCTGTATAATGGGAGTTATAAATGAAACATTTATATGAGATTTTAGAGGAAGCTGGTAAACTGAAGTCTGGGAAAGCAAAAGGTGCTTTTCTGTTGAAGAATGATTGCTTGGCACTCAGGGATATTTTGAAGGGGTCATATGATGATACGATTACATTTTTCTTATTGCCCAAGGGTTCTCCTCCATATGAAGTGAATAAAAATCCTACAGAGACCCTGATGGATAAAACAAATGTTTTCAAATATTTCGTGGATGGTGGTCCTGGCAAAGAAGTTCCTAGTATCCGAAGAGAAAGAATGTTTATTGATCTGTTAGAATCGATTCATCCCAAGGATGCTGAAATAGTCATTTGGATGAAAGATAAGGATATGGCAAAGAAATATAATGGACTAACAAAAAATCTATGTGTCACTACATGGAAGGGTCTTATAGTTAAATAATGTTAATATCCGATTACAAGGATACATTTGATTCACTTAGTGTTATGAGCGCATCTGATGTGTATAGATACCTAATATCTTTGGGTAAAAAGTTACAGGATGATCCATTATCAGAAGAAAAACGAGTGCCAGCAAATCAAGTGACTTATTGCCAATATCAATTATATGTTGACTATGAGGACGGAAGGTTTAAAGCATGGTCTGATGCCCTAACAGCATCCGGGTATGCATATATTTTAGTAGATGTTTTCAATTCTAGAGATGATGGTGGAGTGATTGATCCAAAGGAGTTTGAGGAATTGGGAGTGGGACAATGGTTTTCCATTCCACGGCAGGGAGGATTTTTTCAAATGTTAGATATGATGAATAACAGGTTATAATATGCCAACATATTCTTATAAATGCGATAAGTGTGGAGTAAAGTTTGATAAGATTTGTAAAATTAGTATGCGAGATATACCTGTATTAGAAGGATGTCCAGAATGTCATGAAGATAGTATTAAACAAGTTATAGGATCACCAAATATAGTTTCCGGTGTTCGTGGTCTTCATAGTAGCACAGATGATGGATTTAAAGAAGTATTGAGTAAGATTGCAGCAGAACAACCCAAAAATCACAAAATGAATATTTAATTATGAAAAAATTTAAACACTTGAATATCGGATTAGGTTATGATGATCTTTCTACATCATACACCGCCAGTGGCAGACAATACGAGGCACCGAATGGAACGCTATATCCATCAGTGACCACTGTCTTGTCAATGCTTTCCAGAGAATCTATAGCGAAATGGAGGAAAGAAGTCGGAAAAGAAACAGCAGATAGAATATCTTATCGTGCGTCCCAGAGAGGGACAGCAGTGCATGAGATTATCGAAAAATATATTAAGAACGATCAGACATATACAGAAGGCGTATTACCAAATATCTTGGATAATTTTAAATCTGTACAGGGAGTCATTGATAGTAAAATTGATAACATTGTTTGCCAAGAGGGGGCGCTTTATTCTGACCACCTGGGATTGGCAGGTCGTGTGGATTGTATTGCTGAATGGGATGGGGTTCTGAGTATAATAGATTTCAAGACATCACGCAAGTTGAAGAGAAGACCTTGGTGTGAATCTTACTTCTTACAGGAAACAGCATATGCTATTATGTATGAAGAGAGGACAAGCATTCCGGTTAGTCAGTTGGTGACATTGATTGCGGTTGATGAGAAACCGGCCCAGGTTTTCGTAGAAAAGAGAGACCTCTGGTCTGATAGATTGCTTGAGGTCATTGAGCAATACAACGAAGAAGAAATGGCATTAATCGCATGAAAGAATTAATCTTAGACCTATTGAAACATCAAGATGAATTGAATACAATCATCAATCCAGATTGGAAAATAGAGAGGTCTGAGGCAGATTTTGTTCGTGCGATGATTGTTGAGTCGGGAGAGTTATTGGACCACACAGGGTTCAAGTGGTGGAAACATCAGAAGGTTGATGTGGGGCAGGCAAAGATAGAAATCATAGATATATGGTTTTTTTATTTTAGTATGATATTATTGAATACTCAGGATTTAGATGCATTTGCCGTGGATGTGGATGTATATTCTGATGGTTGGTGCCATGAGTCAGATGCCTTCTTTCCCTTTACTTCAAATAATAAATTAGAATGGGTCACCGAGGACGTACATCGAACTGTAATTTCATTTGTATCAGAGGTAAGTTCAATGAAATTATCTTTGTCTCCGGGAACAGTCCGTAGATTGGTTTTGTGTAATCACCGCATATTAGGAAAACTCGTAGACCTTACCAAGGCAGCTGGTATAACTTTTGATGAAATGTATTCCCTCTACATGGGAAAATTAATACTGAACATTTTTAGACAGGAGAATGGATATAAAGAGGGAACATATAAAAAACAATGGGAAAATGGGTCACTGGAGGACAATCAAGTTCTAGAAAGGATAATGAAGAATACCAATGATCCAATAGAAATTCGGAGAGAATTAGCACATGGATATAAAAAATCATGAAACCGATTTATTAGGCAGTATAACCAATAAAAAAACAATAACAGGTAGACCATTATCTACTATCTATGAGTTTTATATTTCAGGAGATATTTTAGAACCGGAACAATATATAGATTGGTTCGACACCATAAGGAACACAACCCCGAATGATGTGGTGCGACTGTATATAAATTCTATGGGCGGAGAGTTGTTCACTGCCATTCAATTCATGAGTGTGATTAAGAATTGTACATCGACAGTAATGATAGATGTAGAGGGGGCATGTATGTCAGCAGCCACCATGATAATGTTATCATCAGAAAATATAGAGGTATCAGATAATTCGATGTTCATGTTTCACAATTATTCTGGTGCTGCTATAGGCAAGGGTGGTGAGATGTATGACAATATTATGCACGAAAGACTTTGGTCAGAGAGACTTTTAAGAGATGTGTATGATGGATTTTTAGAGGAAGATGAGATAAAGCAGATCCTGGATAACAAAGACATATGGATGGACTCTGAGCAAGTGAGAGCACGATTAAAAAATAGAGTTTTGTGCACAGACAGCTTGACTTCTGAGGGGATTAGTGTTAAAATGTAGTTATGATAAAATTATTGAAATGGGCTTCGACAGTCCTATTGGTGTTCGGTGCCCTTATAATATCGTTGAATATACCAGAATCTAGGTTAGCATTCCCTGCATTCTTTGTGGGACATTCTATTTTGGTTATTGTTTTTTTGAAAGAACGTGATATTGCGATTGTGGTTCAGATGATTTTCTTTTGGTTGCTTGATATTTTAGCACTTTATAGGTGGTTCTATGTATAGACTGCTCATTGCATTGTGCCTTGTTAGCACCACTGCCAGTGCCGTGGACCTGAAGATGTCACCATCAGAATTAGAATGTATGAGTCTTACTGTATATGGAGAGGCTCGTGGTGAATCCAAGATGGGGCAACTGTTGGTAATGGATGTCATTTATAATCGTAAGGAGTCTGGGAAATATCCTAACCATTTGTGCGATGTGATAAAACAGCACCGTCAGTTTTCATTTTGGAGGGGCAAGTATAGAGCACCCAGAGATAAAAGGTCATACACCAAGATTAAAAAGTTAGTTTCTGAATATGACACTGGCGTGTGGAAAGGATTATCACAGGGTTCTTGTTGGTATCATGCAGATCATATAACGCCAAAGTGGTCTAAGAATTTAGAGATGGTCCTATATGTGGATAAACATATATTTTACAAATAAGCAACATTGTGTTGTATAAATATCACATGAGATGATAGGTCTCATGTAATTTTAATTAGACTAAATATAGGAAACAACGATATGAAAAAATTTATACTTTTAGTAACAGCATTATTCGTTTTTACCGCAACTCCTGCTATGGCAGAGGATTCGTTGTTCATGGTAAAAATGAAAAATATGGGTATGCGGTGGACAAATGACACAGATAACTTGAATGAGTTTTGGGAAGGAACGCAGAACCAGAATAATTTGAGATTGTTTGGTACTGCATATATCGGTTCAGAATCCCATCAGGTCAGATTGGCATTTGAACAAGGTACTATTTCTGCTCCTTGGGATATTTTCCAGGACCGTAGTAAAATTGATGAGCAGATGTTTGTTGAATACCAATATAATTTCGATAGGTAATAATAAATTTAGTGGAGATAAGTGATATGAAAAAGACAATTATAGCATTAGTTTGTTCATTAGTATTTTTGTCTGGATGTTCTACCCTTTCCACTGTCGCTGTTGCGGCGAGCCATACCGTTGATCGGTATTGCTCTGCCCCAATGGTTGCAAGGGGGGAGATACGTTCAGTAGTTGGAAAGGCAATTGCGCCGAATAGCATTAAGGTAATTTGTGCCTCTGATTCTGAGGAGTAGCACGGATGATTACAAGGGGATATTCTAAACAAAATGCTCTGTTCTTCGCAAGACTTTCAGAGGATTGTTATTTAGAACCCCATGCATTCAAGTTGAAGTGGGCTATTTCTTATGATGTAGAATTCATCGAGGGACCTAAACATGGTTCCGAGGCATATGCTCTGGTGGATGGTCATGATTTGATTTTCGTATTTCGTGGGACAGAACCTAATAAGTGGGAAGACATCAAGGCAGATATAAAATTTAGAAGGACTGATGCTGATTGTTGTCAGGGTTCAGTTCATAGAGGATTCAAAGATTATTTGGACAGAATTTGGGACCAAGTAGAGAAAATTTATAATGATTACCCAGATCATCATGTCTGGATTACAGGGCATTCTTTAGGTGCTGCAATGGCAACTTTAGCTGCTTCTAGATTTCATGAAATGAAATTTGCTCATGGTCTTCATAGGACAATGGTTAAGCAACAAAAATCTTGTCAGGTATATAACTATGGGTCACCAAGAGTAGGTGATGAAGAATTTGCTAAACATTTTCAGGTGCCGTTATACAGACACAGGAATAATAATGATATCGTTACGAGGCATCCCATAGAACTTGTGGGGTTTCGTCATGTAGGATTTCTAAAATTCTTTGGTGGTGATGGTGGATTTAATGAATCTGTTAGTAGATGGACCTTGGTAAGAGAATGGTTTACAGGAAATATAAAGGGATTGTTTCAATGGCCTCCTACCATTGATAGTTTCGCAGACCATAGTATGACAAATTATGTAGAGTTGTGTCGAAAGAGGGTAGAAAATAACCATAACCAATAGGAATATTACAAAGTGAAAAACGCCATATTATTAAGTACCCGTAGTAATAAAGTTTTAAGTGAAAAAGTATCCAAGAAATTAGACATTGACTTGTGTCCCACCAAGATACAAGACTTTGCTGACGGAGAAATTAGTGTTGAAGTCCTAGAAAATATTAGGAGACAGGAAGTCTTTATTATAGCAGGGACTTCAACTAAATCAAATAAAAATGTAGATATAATGGAGTTGATGCTCCTTATTGATGCAGTCAAACGAAGTGCCGCAGATAGAATCACGGTGGTGGTTCCATATTTCTCTTATGCCCGTCAGGATAGACGGGTACAGAGAAGTCCGATTTCCTCTTCTGTATTTGCCCATATGCTAAGTAATTCGGGCATTGATTCTGTTATTGTTATGGATCTACATGCTCTTCAGATTCAGGGGTTCTTCTCTGATTCAGTTGTATGTGAACACATCTCAGCATTACATACAATGAGAAATCATATCAAAGATAACAATTACGATGTCATCATTACTGGTGATATTGGCGGAACGGCACGGGCACGATACTTTGCCAATCTACTAGACCTCCCAATAGCAATCATAGATAAACGTAGACCCAAACCTGGTGTCAGCGAGGTGATGAATATTGTGGGTGACGTAGAGGGAAAGAAATGTTGTATTGTTGATGATATGGTAGATGGTGGTGGGACCTTGTGCGGAGCAGCAGATGCCTTACTCAGTGCCAAGGCGGAATCTGTTGATGCTGTAATCGTTCATGGGGTGTTCAGTCGTGGTGCCATAGACAGAATACAGGCATCTAATATAAATAGGATGTATGTTTCGAACTCTATTGAACAAGTAAGAACTGGTGCGGATAAGATTGAGGTCATTGATATTGATTATCTTCTTGCTGAAACTATCCGTAGATTTTGTAATGGAGAATCTTTAAAGGCATTGGTCTCCTAACATGTGAGGTATAAGAAAATGAATTGGCAAGAAATTTTGGTAGCAACAGGTCAACATATTGTGACTAGATTTAAATCCTTTTTTACGCATCAAGGGATTAGGGTCCTGTTTATGATGACAGGATATATTTTAGCAGCAGCAGTGGTTAGTGCATTAGTGTCTAGTGGACTTTCTGGGTTTTTAATGTGAGGAGAATGTGATGTCGATGGTCGAATATATTATGAGTTCTTTGGTAATGAGTTTTGGATTATTTTTAATATTGGCAATTGCAATAGTACAATTGCCATTTGCAATCATAGAGGATATAAAATAAATGTATATAGTAAGTTCTTACTGGGAAGAGAATCCAGGGGACGTTAGAACCGAGCGATTCGATGAATTAGATTCAGCAAAAAAAGTAGCTGCTGAATATGAATACAACGAATCATGCACTTTTTCAGAAGTATCAAAAATAACATCACTAGCAAAAAAGTATGCACAGGATGATTGTGCATACTGTAATGCTGTCGTTCCTTCTATAAATTAATCTATAATATTTCTTAGAAGTATAAGGAAATACAAGTAGTGATTGTTTGTTCTTGCCGGAATATATCGGACAAAGAAATATCCAAGGATGAGTTGCTCGAAATTATGTTAGATCCCGAAACGATAAAGTGCGGGAAGTGTATTCGTCATCTAAAAATGATTTCAGCCCACGACACATTAGCATCTAAATTGCGAAAATTAAGTTCTATGCATTACAAGGCAGAAAGGCAAAAAGAACTTGATGCCCTAGTAGGGAATGTATATGATAAGTCTAAGATATCAGTAGAGTTATATTCTGCGGATAGAAAGGCAGGTCATAATACATGGAACTACTGGGGCAGTGAATTTAGCAAATACACACAAGGTATTGCCATATTATATGGCGAAACTGAATTGATGCGAATTAGATTTCAGGAGTTAAAGGAGTCTTCTCCTGAATTATATAGATATTGGCTGAACAGAGAGAGAGAATCATGAAACGTAAAGAGAGGAAGATTCCCCGTGCGGTGTGCAGGGAATTGTATGGGAATGACACGTTATACGGTCATAAGGTTCAGAGAGATAGAACCAAATATAAACGTAAGCGCAACTATAAAATTGAGGTAGATTATGAGTAAAAGAGCCAGACCATTTTTGAAAAACCCCAAAAGTTCTAATAGACATTTTTATAAAGATTCTGGACACGGGACATATAAGAAGAAACGCAGACCCACCAGTAAATGGATATTGAATGGTGCTATTAGATGATGTGTCGTGAAGAAAGTGATTCGGAATTTAAGGATATTAGAATGAGCAGTGTTAAATGGAAATATGGTGAGAAGAGAGTTTTGATGGATATTGAACAATACATCAATTCTACATACACGCAACATTATACTAATGATGCGAATAACATTCAGGCAATTGATGTTTACAAGGCCCGAGGCACTTTGACTGATACATGTATAGATAATTGCATAAAGTATTTGATGAGATATGGGAAGAAGGATGGTTATAATACCAAGGATTTGATGAAAGCAATTCACTATCTAATCCTTGCAGCGGGAAATTCAAATGTCGGAACCAACAAAAAATGATATTACTGGCGACAAGATTAAGAGTAAGGAGTCTAGTCAACGGTATCGTGACAATTGGGACATAATATTCGGAGCAAATAAAAATGCAGATAACAGTTCTAAAGTCAAAGATACACAAAGTAAAAGTAACGGGGTGTAACTTACACTATGATGGTTCATGCGCCATTGATGAGGATATCCTAGATAAAGCAGGGATTAACACACATGAACAAATTCACATTTACAATATATCCAATGGCGAAAGATTTATCACTTATGCTATTCCTGCCTCTAGAGGGACAGGAATTATATCCCTGAATGGAGCAGCAGCTAGATTGGGGATGGTAGAAGACACCCTAATAATTTGTGCCTATGGAGAGATAGACCAGTCTGAAATCGATAGTCATAAACCAAATAATGTCTATTTCGATCCTTTTGTGGGACCTGATGTCTGATATGAGTAAATATGTTTATGATACCAAGGGTGTTTCTAGGTACACGAGATGCCCCAAGAATATTAGATTTGATTTATATACCTTAGAATTGTTTGATGAGTATATCAAGAAGAATAAACTTGATATAACATTTTCCGAATTTACTAGAATATCAGTGAATACTGTTTTACGAAAAAAGATGTATGGAGAAGACAACCCAGATTGGGGGAGGTGATACCAAATGAAAGATCGATTCGCTGAAATCATAACAGAACTGTATTGGACAGAAATAGATGCATCTGGTAAGTATGATGATTTGATTGAGAAATGGAAACCAAAAGATGTTTATGTTCGTGAAACGAATTACCCCACCAGAATGATAGTTCAATGTGAGCCCGCTGAGGTTGAGAGTCATCCCTCACACAATTGGGCTCCCGGAAATAAGGGACCGAGGGAAGAACTTGAAGAATAAACCAATACTTAGTTTTATGGCATCTGAGAATGGGACTGCTGCTCGCAGTGTTATTGGTGCTATAAACAATGGGAGGATTGATGCAAAAATAGGAATCGTTATTGCCAATAATGCAACTGCTCCTATTGTCTCATGGTGCGAAAAAAATGGGGTTCCAATAAAAATAATTTCCCGTGTAACCAACCCAGATGATGAGGACGAAGAACTTACCCGTCAATTAAAGGAGTGTGGAACGACATGGGTCATCTTATCTGGATATCGTAAGAAAATTCAAAGTAATATGATTGAGGCATTTGATCATAAGATTTTGAATATTCATCCATCTATGCTACCAGATCATAGTGGTATGTTTGGGGATGATATTCATCAATCTGTTCTTGACTCTGGAGATAAGTGGACAGGAATTACTATACATATAGTTAATGAAGAATATGATGCAGGACCAATAGTCGCACAGACAAAGGTTCCTGTGGGTAATGCTGATTCAGTGCGGTCTCTGGGGAACAGGGTAAGGATGAGGGAACCAGAGTTTTATATCACTGTTATTCAAGAAGTATTGGGACAATCTCTTGATTTATGAGGGTCTTATGAAAGCACCAGAAGTTGTAATGACATTAGGACAATTCTTGATAAAGGAACTCCGTAAGTATGGATCCAACCATGTATTTGGAATACCTGGCGATTACACACTAAACTTCATCAAGGATGTGGAGAATGATGATGAAACGGAATGGGTAGGTATGTCCCGTGAAGACTCCGTTGGGTATGCAGCAGATGCCTATGCCCGTCTGAATGGGTGTGGAGTGGCATGTGTGACGTATTCTGTGGGTGGGATGAATGTGATGAATCCTGTTGCCGGTGCATTCGCAGAGCGTTCACCAGTAGTCGTTCTCACTGGGAAACCAAATCCTGAAGATTTAGAAGCATTCCCATACAAGCATCATACCATTGATGATGAATACACACAAAAGAATATATTTGATAATGTCGTGTGTTGCACTGCTACTCTTGGTGGGGACGGTGATATTCTAACTGATATGGGAAGAATCAATTATTCCCTACAAAAAATGGAATATTATTCTAGACCTGTCTATATAGAGTTCTCTAATAAGTCAATCATGCGAGAGATTACTGATGAGGATATCAGGGCATTTTATGGATATAATCCACCAATTTTTGATAAGAAGGCTTGTTCGTCCTCTGAAGAAATAATCAATGAGATTTCTCGTGCATTTATTAATGCTGAGAACAGAGTTATAATACTTGGTCATGAAATGTTCCGCACCAATTTAGAGCACATGGTCACTGAGTTTGCTGATAAACTCAATATACCTGTATTTACTACAGTGCTTGGCAAGTCAACTATAAATGAATATCATCCAATATCCATGGGATGTGTCAGTCAACTGATGTCCTCAGAAAAAATAATGGAGGAATTAGGGAAATCTGATTACATAATAACTATGGGCATGTCTATTACAGATGTGGATGGATTTGTATTTACTCCTAATTTTTCTATAAACATGAATGATGGCGTTTCTATAGATGGACAGGGTATAGGGCACCCAGATTTTAGGGACACCGTAACACAATTCTGTAAGAAGTTTGGCGAGTTTACGGTGCCACAGGACAGGAATCTACTGAATACATGGCGTGACATAAGACCGCCTAAACAAGTAGAGACACCAGAGAGAATAACTCTGGAATATGTTTTCGATTCCGTGGGGAAAGGGTTACGGGACAATCATATTGTGATATCTGATATAGGTGAATCCCTATTCGGGATGGTAGATGTGCCAGTGAGGCACGGACAATTTATGTGCATGGCGTATTATACATCTATGTCATTCTCGGTCCCTGGTGCAGTAGGTGCTAAATTTGCTAAACCTAATAAGAGACCCATTGTTATTGTAGGTGATGGTGCTTTTCAGATGACTGGTTCTGAATTCTGTTCCCATGTTAGATATGGACTAAACTCAATAATAATAATTCTAAATAACCGTGGATACTCCACAGAACGAGCCATTATGGAAGGTGAATTTAATGATGTTCATAATTGGCAATACGAAAAGATTACTGATCTAATGGGTGGTGGTCGTGGTTTTTGGTCAGGAACCGTAAAGGGATTCGATTGGATGTTGAAACAGGCATTAAAGGATGAGGATGAATCCTATGTCCTAAATGTCCAGATAGACCCCAGTGACCAGAGTGATGTTATGAAATCGATTGCCCACAAAATGTGCCAGAAGTCATTATGAGATGGGTAGAGAATACTATTCATATTATTATAATAATATGTTTAGCAATAACTTCATTGATATATACTTTATGGAATATGGACCCAATAGGAGAAATATTGGATAAACGATATGGACAGGGGCATGTTTATTGTGTTATATTTGTAGTTATGGTTACAATAGGATTTACTGGTCTGGCAAATGTTCTGTTTAAATTGAATCTTTTCTTGTGAGGATTATATGAAAGTCATTATTGATAAGTGCCCAAAACAATATGATACTGTTGATTTAGAAGATAGTTTATTAAAACTAAAAGTTCCACAGGTTCTTTTAGATTATCTATTACCATGTATAGATAGTATATTAGATAATACTATAAACAAATGGAATCATCAGAATATAAAAGTAGAAATCAAAAATCATGATGTATGGGATATGGACTTCACCCTTGCACAGATTATTTTACCCATGCTCAAGAAATGGAAAAAATTGAATGATCAGACAAAATATTCTTATCCAGTGGATAATGAGGATGTTCCTCATGGGATTTACTTTGATTCGGATAAACCAGTTTATGAGTACACAGAAGACGAAAAGGAATTATTGTTCCAGCGATGGCAATATGTATTAGGACATATCATCCATGCATTTGAACTTCATATGACCCGTGAAGATTGGCAAAGACCACTTCTAGAGGCAGAAGATGGACAGGGATTAAATGAAGAAGAAGACTATATCCAAAAAGGTTTTGAATTATTTGGGAAACACTATCAAAACTTTTGGATGTGATGCCCCAGTAGCTCAGTTGGCAGAGCACTTGATTTGTAATCAAGATGTCGTTGGTTCGAATCCGACCTGGGGCTCCATAATAATTCCCTCGTAGTTCAGTTGGTAGAACGATTGACTGTTAATCAA